AAACGGTTAAATATAAAAATCTAAAATAATTATTTAAAATTAATTACTTTATTGTAAAATAATTAATAAATATAATCGTATTATATATGGGAAAGTTAGGCATCTTAGCAACTACATCACTTATGTTTAATGTTGTTTCGTTTTTTTCACTTGTTAGTTCTATTTATAAAACACATAACACAAGTAGTTTTACTTGGTTTTACCTTTTAGGCAATGTTATGGCTCAAATATTATTAATTATTTACGGTATTGCAAATAAAGCACCTGAAATATATGGACCTACTACATTGCTATTTTTTGGATTAGGATATATTGTTTATGATAAATATACTTATGATAAAGAAGATAATAAATAAAAATGATTAATATGCTTTTGGCTCCACGGCTTTAGCAGGTGGAAAAAATTGATTTAAATGTTTTATTACAACCTTTGTTAGAAGATAGAAATAATTAAAATCATGAATCTTAATAATAATATATATGCTATTAAAAATATTCTTTGCAATTTACATGATACTAAAGGTTTTGATGAAATTGCTGAACTTATGAATGATATTATTAATCGCGAGTTATTTGATAATATACAATATTATGTTATTGAAAATGTAGAAAATCTTAAAAGTAATATAGTAGATCGTGAAATAATATTAGAACAAACTGAGGCAAATAAACTAATTGAATTATTAACTAACTTAATAGACAACCTTGTTAATGACAGTTCCATGTATGATTTTAAATTTATTCCTATTAAAATTGAATGCAATTATAAAATAATCTTTTCAGTCGATTTAAAATCTATTGTTTATGAGAGTACTTATATTGGTAACAATTACGGATATGGTAAATTAACGACAAATTATATATTTAACGAAGAATATTCTAAAGAACAACAAGATACATTAAAAATGTTATTTGATAAAGAAGATTTAATAAATACATTGCTAAGGTTTGCAGATGATTACACTTATTTGCTTAAATAAATATTGCTTTCTCTGTAGAGAAAGCGGTTTTACCATTTACTCTTTTTTACCGCGATTTTGGGTCCCTGACCGCGTTTCTTCACATTACTTGGGTCATATTGCTCCTCTTCATCATCATCATTTATTGATTTGGATAGTTCCCAGAATTCTCTTGACCCCAATCTGAAGTCATTATGTGCATCAGCCTTATACCAAAACACTTGGTCTTGCAATTTATTTGATTTTGCATTATTGTTTATTACTAAACATTCAAAATTCTCGGTGCATTGATCCATTACCTGACAAAACGACTCCAATGTTGTAAACATACCTGCATAATTCTCATATATACGCTTTCTATTTGCTATATATGGTTCTCTTAAAATAAAGACGTAATCAATGTTCGTTCTTAGCGTTGGTGGAATACCTAAAGGATATTGCATCGTGATGAGCAACATTACCTTCCAGTGTCTACCGTTCATAAATAATAAACGCATCATTTTATCACGAGCCCAGCTGTTATCGTAGAGACAATCGTCTAAAATAACAAATGTTCGTGGATCAATAGTGCTACGTTTAAATTGTTCCATTTCTTTCTTAATTTGTTTTAAAACACCACGTTGGCGTTTCAAAATATTTTCAATAATTGCAGTATTATATTCGTTGTGTATAAATAACTTTGGAACTAATTTTCCGTAAAATCCGTTTCCTTCTTCGGTTCCAGATATAACTGTTCCAATGGGAATATCCTGATGATAATATAGCAAATCTCGCACTAAAAATGATTTACCAGTATCACGACGACCTATTAAAACACATACGGGACCTTTTGCTTCATTTGGCTTAAAACTGATACTTCGCATATCAAACCGTTTTAACTCAAGATTCATAATTAATTATAATATACACTAATAATTAATTATTTTACTAAACGAATTTATTAATCATCATATTTTTCTAAAATATATTAACGTGTTTTCCAACGTACATATATACACCCACTGTGACCAGCACCTCCTGGATAACCTATTCCTCCATCTGGATCACCCCCTCCAGCACCCCCTCCAGCACCCCAAGTAAGACCATTTTCTCCTGTCATTCTTTCCTCTTCACTATTCCACGATGTCCTAATACCATCACCACCATATCCATTTCCTGCTGCACTACCGGTTCTGCCGTTTCCAGCCTCAAAATAACCTCCTCCACCACCGCCACAAAATAACTTGCCGTATATTATATTATTTGGTGTTGGATATGTGCTTGTTAGTGGAAGCCCTTCTTGATCTCCACCGTTTTCTACACTAAAGTTACCAATTCCACCTCTACTATCAGTAAATAAATATGTAGTGCAAAAATATTGAACGTTATCATTTAATATAACAGTTCCCGATTCAGACCTTTGAGGATTACTATCCGGCGTACCACGATTACCTGTTTTACCTCCAGTTGATGTAATAAATAAGTCGTTTGATAAAAGAAGATTCAAACTTGTATCTTCACCATCTTCCTGTTGGAGCCCACCTGCTCCTACTCTGCATGCAAATTGAGTTCCTATTGGTAATACAATTTTATTAAACACTGCTCTACAAAATCCTCCTCCAGCACCTCCACCAACCTCCTTGGTACCATCTCCCTCAATGCCTCCACCACCTCCTCCAACAACGATGATCTCAAATTCATCACTTGGATATATATTTGTGTTTATCGTAATAGAAATAAGATCAAAAGTTTCAATCATACAAGAGGAATATCCGTCGACAGAAGTTATTGCTGGTAGTGCTGAACCAGATGCATTATATAATGATATTAAATTTTTGGTAGAATCTAAATATAATGTACTATCTGTTGTTGAATTTGTTGAAGTTGTTGAAGTTGTTGATTCTTTTAAAGTTTCTGTTATTTGATTTGACATATAACGCTTTAACATATATGGGTTTCCGCTTAATAATTGCAATGCCCGAGCAGACGCAGAAGGTTTATTAGACTGTGACATAATTTCTGATAATAATGTTTTTGAAAAATTGCCTGCCATTTATATATAAACATAAGATAATTAAAATATTAAGAAATAATAAGTTAAATATATCTTTTATTTATATTTTTATTAGCTAATGACTATTTCTGTAAATTATCAAAAACGGAAGAATACCCACCTTTTCACAAAGTTTCAAAGTAACAAAAACCTTCATTTGTCAAATGTGCAAAATTATATTCCCATTTATAATCGTTTTTTTTCATTAAATAATACGAATTGGAATTCTATTAATCTAAACCATAAATGGTCTATTGCTGATGTCAAAGATTCCAAAGTTAAAGACGACAATGAAAACATATTTACTTGTAAGTTGAAAAATATTTCAGATGACTCAGATGATTTTACATTAACACAAAAGGTGTTTTTTAAAATGGCTCCACTATTAGATCCTTTTAAATATATAGTTGGAAAATATAATCATAATGATCCACAATTATTTACTTTGCCATCAATAGATCCATCTATGAAAGTACATCCAAAAATGACCGAAACAAATAATTCCTCATTTGTTGATGGTTTTTTTTCATTTTTAACAAGTCAAGTTTTACATGAGCATAATTTTATTCATGGAGTTGATTATTATGGTTCATTTTTGGCTATTAAAAATGATTATAAAATCAATATTATTGATGACATTGATTATTTAGCTGAGTCTGATTTTTTTAATAAGCAAAAAAATATATTATTTAAGGTAGATGATTATTCACATTTAATTGCAAGTGATGAAATAAAACCATTACAGCCATTAAAAATATCAACAAGTTTAAAGTCAAATATATCAATTAAATCCCTGGACGATTCAATGTTTGAAAATATCTTTGATACAACTATTTCGTTAAATGATGTAAAAAATAGTGGCATTGATTTAGTTGATATAACAAATTCTGAACAATTTGACATAAATAATCAACATAAATCAAAATCACTAAAATCTGGATCATCGTGTTCTTCACGGACATCCCATACAGATGACGAAGAGTTAGAAGAACATAATAAAAATGTTAGTCCAAATGAACTAACAAATTCAGATATAGAAAACGACGACTGGGAAGACGTAGATGAAAACAGTGATTATTCATCTGTTGAAGAAGAAACTTTAAATCTAACTTTTCCACAATTTCCTGTTCAAGTTATTTGTATGGAATGTTGCGAAAATACATTTGATGATCTTATAATTAGTGGAACATTGACCGATGAAGAATGGTTTGCCGCACTAATGCAAATAATTATGATTCTTATTACATATCAAAAAATGTTTTCATTTACACACAATGATTTGCATACTAACAATATAATGTATGTATCAACAAACAAACAGTTTTTATATTATACTTACAAAAAAAATACATATAAAGTTCCAACATTTGGAAAAATATATAAAATAATAGATTTTGGTCGTGCTATATATAAATTTAATGGCAAATTATTTTGCAGTGATAGTTTTCAACCTGGTGGCGATGCAGCAACACAATATAATACAGAACCATATTATAACGAAAATAAACCACGTTTGGAGCCTAATTTTAGCTTTGACTTATGTCGTTTAGCATGTTCTATTTTTGATTATATTGTAGATGATTTTGACTCAATTAAAAACTTGAATGACTGTTCGCCTATTGTTAAACTTATAGTAGAATGGTGTATTGACGATAATGGTATTAATGTATTATATAAAAACAATG